GAGGACGGACATCAAGAGCATCAAGACCGTGAGCATCCCGCAGATGATCACGAACGAACAGGTCGGCGAGGAGATCAAGAAGAAGATCGACGAGGGCCTCAGCAAGAGACTCGAGCACCACCTGCAGCAGGAGCTCGCCAAGGGCTGACCCGAGGCCGCCCGCCCAAGCGGCCGAGCCAAGCCGAGCCGAGCCCCGGACCGAGGCCGGCCCGACCGAAGGAGGGCACCACCGCCACCACCCGTCCCGCGCCGGCGAGAACCGGCCGGGATTTTTTTGCGCGACGCGCCGCCGCGGGTCCTTCCAGCCGCAAAAAGCGCCTGCGGTGCTCGCGAGCCCAAAAATCGCGCAGACGCCGGCGAAGTTTTTCGGCGCTTTACTTTACAACGGCCGCCACCCTGCTCCCGGCCGAAGGAGGCCAAGGACGCAGCGAGGAGGTGATCACATGGCCGAACGGAAGAAGCCGGCAGAGCCCGCCGGCTACGTCAAAGCGAAGGACGTCGCCGAGCTGCTCGACATCACGATCCAGCGCGTCGGCCAGCTCCGCAAGGAGGGCATCTTCAAGCAGTACAAGACGCCGGCCGGCGATCGCTATCAGCTGGTCGAGACGGTCAAGGCCTACATCCGGTACCTGCGTTCACAAAACTCCGGCAAGGGCAACCCGTGGGAGGACCGGAAGGCGGAGGCCGAGGCGAACCTGAAGGAGGCCAAGGCAGCGATCGCCATGATGCAGCGCGAGGAGCTCGAGGGCCAGATGCACCGCAGCGAGGACGTCGAGGCGGTCCTGACGGATCTCGTCTATGAGATCCGGAGCATGATCACGGCCCTGCCCGGCCGGCTGGCCATGGACACCGCGCAGATCAAGACGCCCGAGGAGGAGTCGATCCGGATCCGCGACGAGTGCAACGAGATCCTCACCTCTCTCGCCTCCTATCAGTACGACCCGGAGCGCTTCAAGCGCAGGGCGAAGGAACGGAAGGGGGCCGAGATCATTGACGACGAAGAATAGGCCGACAGATCTGGCCCGCCTGAACACCGTGATCGGCAGAGCCGTCCGCGGCTTCCAGCCGCCGGAGGTCCTGACCGTGGCCGAGTGGGCCGACAAGAAGCGCCGCCTCTCTCCGGAGACGTCGGCGGAGCCCGGACCATGGAGAACATCCCGGACGCCCTACCTCAGGGAGCCGATGGAGGCCTTCACGGATCCGAAGGTCCACAAGATCGTCGTGGTCGCCGCCTCGCAGGTCGGCAAGTCGGAGTTCGAGCTGAACGCGATCGGCTACATCATCGACCAAGACCCGGGCACGATCCTCTACATCCACCCGAGCCTCGACGAGGCCCGGAAGTTCAGCCGGCAAAGGCTGGCCCCGATGATCCGTGACTGCAAGGCCATCCGCAGCAAGGTCGCGGACGTCAAGGCAAAGGACAGCAGCAACACCGTGCTGCAGAAAACATTCCCGGGCGGGACGATCACGCTGATCGGCTCCAACACACCGCGAGCGCTCGCGTCCACCCCTGCCCGCTACATCATCGGCGACGAGCATGACCGCTGGGCCAAGAGCGCCGGCGCCGAGGGCGACCCGTGGGAGCTGGCCGAACGGCGTCAGACGACGTTCTACAACCGCAAAGCGATCGACATCAGCACGCCGACCATAAAGGGGGCGAGCAGCATCGAGATCAGTTTTTACAAGGGCACACAGGAGCGCTGGTGCCATCAATGCCCGGAGTGCGGCGAGTACTCCGAGATCGAGTTCGACAACATCAAGTTCGACCCGCAGGTCGCCAAGATCGGCGGGCGGAAGGTTTATAGCCTGAACGGTCCGATCTCATGGGTCTGCCCGAAATGCGGGTGCCTGATCCCTGAGGAGACCATGAGGCAGCAGCCGGCGAAGTGGATCGCCGGCAACCCCGACGCATACGAGTCCGGCGTCCGGTCCTTCTGGCTGAACGCCTTCTCCTCCCCGTGGACCCCGTGGAGCAAGATCGTCCTCGCCTTCCTCGAAGCGAAGGACGACGCCCTCCGGCTGAAGGTCGTCTGGAACACCCTCCTCGGCAAGCTCTGGGAGGAGCGCGGCGATCTGGCCGACGAGGACACCATGCTCGCCCGGCGCGAGGACTATGGCCACAACGCGGACGGCTCCCCCGTGGAGCTGCCCGACGGCGTTCTGGTCCTCACCATGGGCGTCGACACGCAGGACAACCGCCTCGAATACGAGGTGGTCGGCCACGGGCAGTACGGCGAGAGCTGGGGCATCAAGCGCGGCTTCATCATGGGCCGCCCGGACACGCCGCAGGTCTGGGCGCGGCTGGATGACATCATCCAGCACGTCTACAAGTTCAAGAACGGCCGCGGCCTCCGGATCTCGATCACGCTGGTCGACTCCGGCGGCCACTTCACGCAAGAGGTCTATGAGGCCTGCAGAGCGCGGCAGCCCTTCCGCGTGTTCGCGATCAAGGGCAAGGGCGGCGAGGGCTACCCCTTCACGAGCCCGCCCTCGAAGGTCCCGATCCGGGAGAACAAGGCCGTCACCTGCTGGCTCTACACCATCGGCGTCGACGCCGGCAAGGCGGCGATCATGAGCAACCTGAAGGTCGGCGAGGCCGGCGCGAAGTATTGCCACTTCCCCAAGGAGGAGGCGGCCGGCTACGACGTCGAGTACTTCAACGGCCTGCTCAGCGAGCACCTCGTCCTCACAAACACGAAGCGAGGGACCCGCTGGGCGTGGGAGAAGCTCCCGGGCCATCAACGGAACGAGCCGCTCGACTGCCGCAACTACGCGAACGCCGGCCTCCGGATCATCAACCCGGACATGGACGCGATCGAGCGCAGACTCAAAGGCGCCGCGCTGCCTCCGAAGGATGGAGCGGCTCCGGCACCGCAGCAGCGCCGGACCAAGAGGGTCCGGACACAGCACAACGACGACTGGTAAGGAGGGAGACCATGGCAAGAGACGCCACAGAGATCCGGGCCCGCCTCGAGTTCAAACGCGAGGCCCTCACGAAGGCCCGGCAGGCATACATCGACCTGCTCGATGGCAACGCGCAGAGCTACACCATCGGCAGCAGGAGCCTCACCCGTCTGGATCTCGACAAGCTGAAGGCCCACATCAAGGCCCTCGAGAACGAGATCGACGAGCTCGAGGCAGAGCTCGCGGGCGGCAAGGCCCGCAAGTCCGTCGGGGTGATCCCGATGGACTGGTAAACGGTTATACGGCGCCGGCCGGCGCCTTATAACAGGAGGATCCCCCGGAGAGTTTTGGCTCCTTTACTCTCCGGGCCCTCCATTTTTTTCGAGAAGGAGGTGAGCACCATCGCAAGCGAGAACACCAAAAAGCCCCGGGAGCTCCCTGAGGAAACACCGAGCGCAAAGCCGGCAGCAGCCCGCCCCCAGAACAAAGGGTACAGCGAGGCTGGCGCGAGCCATCGCAAGAAGTCGCTGAAAGGCTTCACGGCAAGGAGCGGGTCCCCTCGTGAGGACATCGACTGGAACAACGCCACACTCAGGCAGCGCGGCAGGATGCTCAGCATGAGCACCCCGATCGCGAAGTCGGCGATCACGACCAACCGGACCAACGTCATCGGCATGGGCCTTCAGCTCAAGGCGAAGGTCGACAGCGAGACGCTCGGCATGACTCCGGAGCAGGCCGCGGCATGGCAGCGGCAGACCGAGGCAGAGTTCGCCCTCTGGGCGGACGACAAGAGAGCCTGCGACGCCACCGGCGTCAATGACTTCTATGCCATGCAGCAGCTCGCCTTCAGCTCATGGCTGACGAGCGGCGACAGCTTCGTCGTGATCAAGCAGTACGACACGACGCCCCTCATGCCCTACGCGCTGAGGCTTCACATCATCGAGGCGGACCGCGTCCGGACGCCCGGCAAGACCGGGACCATGATGACGGACGGCAAAGCCGAGAACGGGAACAAGATCTTCGACGGAGTGGAGGTCGACAAGAACGGCGCGATCGTCGCCTACCACATCGCGAACACCTACCCCGGCGAAGTCGGAAGCGATCCCGAGAAGTTCGTCCGCGTGGAGGCATACGGGAAACGGACCGGACTGCCGAACGTCCTGCAGCTCATGGAGAGCGAACGCGCTGACCAGTACAGAGGCGTCACATACCTCGCGCCGGTCATCGAGCCCCTGCTGCAGCTTCGCCGCTACACCGACGCAGAGCTCACGGCCGCGAACATCGAGAGCTGCTTCGCGGCCTTCGTAAAGACGACCGCCGGCGCCTCCGACAACCCGTTCAACGAGGTCGGCTGGGGCGAGGTCGACGGAGCTCCCGCAGGTCAGGAGGTCAGCAGAGATCCGAACGAGTACGAGCTCGGGGCCGGGACGATCAACTTCATGGAGCCCGGCGAGGACGTCGTCTTTGCCGATCCCAAGAGACCGGCGAACGGCTTCGACGCCTTCGTGACGGCCGTGGCCACACAGATCGGCGCCGCGCTCGAGATCCCGAAGGACCTGCTCCTGAAGGCGTTTAACGCGAGCTACTCCGCGAGCCGCGCCGCGCTCCTCGAAGCGTGGAAGGCGTTCCAAATGAGGCGGAAGTGGTTCACGTCGGACTTCTGCCGGCCGGTCTACGAGATCTGGCTCAGCGAAGCGGTCGCAAGAGGCAGGATCCTCGCGCCCGGATTTTTCACGGACCCGCGGATCCGGAAGGCCTACCTCGGCAGCGAGTGGATCGGGCCCTCTCAGGGGATGCTCGACCCGACCAAGGAGATCGAGGCGGAGGCCATGGCCATCGAGCACGGCTTCAGCACGCACGAGCAGAGCACGATCCGCCTGAACGGCGGCCAATGGCAGGACAACGTCGCGCAGCTCGACATCGAGCGTCAGCTCCTCCGGGAGCACGGCCTCGAAAACACCGCCGCGCCGGATCCGATCACGGAAGCGATCGGCGCCATCACGGCAGAGATCACCAAGAGAGTGAAGGAGGAACTGACACATGAACAGCTTCAAACCCCGCCCGACAATTCTGGCCGGGGCTAAGGCGGCGGCCGGATCCGCTGCGAGGTGCTGGAACATCGCGAGCGTCTCCGAAGATGAGGGCGAGATCGTCCTCTACGGCGACGTCGTGAGCCAGCAGCCCGTCGACTGGTGGACCGGAGAGCCTGAGCCCGGCCTCTACATCACGCCCGAGGGCTTCATGGATGACCTCGCGGCCGTGAAGGGCAAGAGCAAGATCACCGTCAAGCTGAACAGCTGCGGCGGGGATCTCTACACCGGCATCGCCATCCATAACGCCATCAAGGCCCTCGGGGCCCACGTCAACGTCGTCGTCGAAGGCATCGCGGCCTCCGCGGCGAGCGTCATCATGTGCGCGGGCGACACCGTGCAGGTCTATCCGGGCAGCCTCGTGATGATCCACGAGCCCGCCTGCACCGTGATCGACTACTGCAACATCGACGACCTGAAGGCGATCATCAAGATGCTGAACGCCGGCATCGACGCCACGGCCGAGATCTACGCCGCCAAGACCGGCGACGAGATCGACCACCTCAAGAGCATGATGCACAAAGAGACGTGGATGACCGGCAAGGAAGCGATCGAGAACGGCTTCGCCGACGAGCTTCTCTCCGGAGCGGATCCGGACATGAAGATGATCGGCAAGGACGTCCTCATGGTCGCAGGCGTCAGGCACGACGTCAGAGGGCTCCACATCCCCGAGAGCCTGAACATCACCCGTATTTCCGCAGCCTCTCCCAAAGCTGCCGAAATTAAAAAGCCCGGAGCGAAAGCAGCCGGAGCAAACGAAGAAGGAGGAACAAAGACAATGTTCAAAACCACCGAAGAACTCAGAACGGCAGAGCCGCAGCTCGTTTCTCAGATCGAGGCTGCTGCCGCTGCTGAGGCCGTCGCCAACGAAAGAGCGCGTCTGCAGAGCATCGACGAGATCGCTGCGACCGTGGGCGACACCGACATGGTGCAGGACGCCAAGTACGGCGAGGGAGCCTGCACCGCTGAGCAGCTTGCCTTCCGCGCTATGCAGAAGCAGGCCAAGCTCGGGACCAAGCACCTCGAGAACGTCGCGGCCGACAACAAGGCCTCCAACGCTCAGAAGGTGGAAGCAGCCGCCAACGACGGCGACGACAAACCGCTGACCAAAGAGCAGCGCAAGGCCGCAGGCCGCGAAGCTGCGAAGGCAGCCATGAAGAAGGAGGGCTAAACAATGGCACGCAATCTCAACAGAATGGTCGACACCATGACCTACGACGGCCTGATCTCCGGCCTCTCTCCCGAGGCGAAGGTGAAGGGCGTCACCATCCGTAAGCTCGGTACCGCTGCGACTCTGGTCCGCGGCACCATCCTCGCCAAGAGCTCCGGCTCCGCCGGCGACGACAAGTACGTCATCCTCGGCACCACCGCAGCCACCAACGAGACCCTGACCGCCGACTGCATCCTCGCTGACGACATCGACGTCGGCACCAGCGTCGACGTGAACGCGGCCGTCTATGACATGGGCTGCTTCGACCCCGCGAAGCTGACCGTCAAGGCCGGCTACACCATCACCGAAGCGGACAAGGACGTCCTGCGCGAGCGCGGCATCTACCTCGCAGCCAAGTCCGCGAACTAAAAGAAGGAGGACACAGAAATGGCACAGAATATCGACTTTTTCGACACCTACTACCTCGCCGGCATGGCCGAGGAGATCGTCCCCGACACCACGTTCTTCCGTGATCGCTACTTCGGGGAGACCGACGAGTTCGCCACCGACAAGATCCTCGTCGAGTTCATGGACGGCGAGCGCAAGATGGCCCCGTTCGTTGATCCTCGCGCCGGCGACATCGCCGTCGACCGTGGCGGCTACGAGCTGCACGAGTTCGAGCCCCCGATGATCGCGCCCTCTCGTCTCCTGACTCTGGACGACCTGAAGAAGCGCGGCTTCGGCGAAGCTCTCTACGCGAACAGCACCCCCGCCGATCGCGCCCGCAATCTGCAGATCCGCGACCTGACCGACCTCACCAAGAGGATCGTCCGCCGCGAGGAGTGGATGGCGGCCCAGACCATGATCAACAACGGCGTCACCGTTCAGGAGTACATCGACGCAGCGACCACCGGCCGCAGCCTGCCGATCTACTTCTACGACAGCAACGGCACCAACCCGAGCATCTACACCGGCAGCACGTGGACGACCTTCGCTCTCATGCAGGCGGACGTCCTCGCCATGTGCGACGAGCTCAGCGAGTGCGGCCTGCCTGCGACTGACCTCGTCCTCGGCTCTACCGCATGGGCGACGATCAAGCAGTTCAGCGACCTGCAGGCGCTCCTCGACAAGCGCCACGAGTTCATCGGCGACCTCTCCGGCCGTATCGTCTACCCCGGAGTCTCTCACGTCGGTCAGCTCGACTTCGACGGCTATATGCTCAACATCTTCGTCGCTCGCGAGCGCTACGTCGCCGACGACGGCACCAAGACCAGCTTCTTCCCTGCGAAGTCCGCGATGGTCACGGCTCCCGGCTGCGGCAAGCGCTACTACGGCGCAGTCACTCAGATCCCCTACGGCTCCGACGAGCCCGAGACCTTCAGCGGTCAGAGGATCCCGAAGCTGGTCGTCGATCAGGACAAGGACACCCGCAAGCTCCGCCTCGCGTCCCGTCCCCTCACCGCGCCCAAGAACAAGGCGCCGTGGAGATACTTCGCGAACTGCGTCTCCTAAGAGCCGCAGCGTGAGCACCAACGAAAGGAGCGCAGCATGAAACAGATCAAAATCATCAACGGCACCTACGGCTTCAGACCTCAGCCACACGTCGTCGAACGCAAGAACGCGGACGACGCCCCCTTCTTCGTGGAGGACGCGGAGGCTGATCGCCTCGTGGCCCTGAAGGTCGCCGTCATCGTGGACGGAGCGGCAGCACCGGCGGCGGATCCGGTCCAGATGGATCCCGAGACCGACGATAAGGAGGCGCTCGTCTACAACGAGGACATGAAGCTCGACGAGCTCAAGGACGTCGCCCGCAGCGTCGGCGCGACTGAGGACGAGCTCAAGAGCCTCCGTTCCAAGAAGGACGTCATCGCTCTGATCAACGAGATCGTCGCAGGTGAAGGCGAAGCCGACACCGAGGACGAGGATCCTGAGGACGCCCCCGACGTCAGCGCTGCTGACCCCGTGTAAGGAGGGCAGCATCATGATCAAGATCATCAAGGGCATCTACACGACCGAAGCACCCGACGAGTCCGGCATCTACCAGCAAAAGACGCCGGACTCCGACCCCTTCGAGCAGTCCCCGGCCAAGGAGGCCGAGCTGGTCGAGCTGGGCGCCGCCGTCTACGTGGAGCAGCCAGAGGAAAAGAGCGAGAAGCCCGCGGCAAGCGCGACCGCCGGCAAGCGCAAGAAGAACACCAAGGAGGACGCCGGTGAGCCTTAAAGATCAGGTCGCCGCGGATCTCGACCGCGTTTTTTTGAACGTGGACGACTTCGCGGACGAGCATCTGATCGAGGGCAAGAGCGTGACCTGCGTGGTCAATGAGGACACCGTGAACAAGATCAAGGACGGCAGGATCGTCGGGCACGTCGAGGCTGACATGATCATCTTCGGCAAGACCGAGAAGCTGCCGGCCGAGCGCGGTCCGGAGTCCATCATCAACGTCGACGGCAAGGAAATGATCGTCGTGAAGTGGGCCGGATCCATGGGCCTCACGGAGATCGCGCTGCGGCAGAACGTCACCATGTAAGGAGGGAGCGACATGACAAACACCGAGATCATCGAGAACCTGACCGCATGGGTCGACGAGAACATCTGCAGCAAGGTCCAGCTCAAGACACCGACGGACAACTCCGTCGGCGCTCAGGTCCAGTACGTCAAGCCGGCGGCGTTCGCGCTTTTCGTCCCGGCGAAGGACCGGATCCCGCCCAACGTGGCCGCCCCGATCCCGTCTATCTGCGTGCAGGTCATGGAGGCCAAGGACCGCATGACCGAGCACAAACGGAACATGAAGATCCGCCTCGCGGTCGCGTGCTGGAACCCCGGCACACAAAGCGGCGAGATCTTCGTCCCTCACCCGGCTGAGGACGCGCCCTTCGGCGTGGCCTTCACCCAAGGGGCAGCAGAACAAAGCTACGCGAGAAACCTCGACGGCTGGAAGGACCTCTGGAACTTCATGGACGTCGCGCTCCGCGAGATCGAGGGCACCGAGTTCTTCGCCGGCGTCCGCCTGATCAAGGAGCAGGACATCGAGTTCGGTCCCTTCGTCGAGGACGGCGCGATCTGGGACTACTACCCCTACTGGAACGGCTGGATCAGCTTCAACATCGAGGCGGGTCTGGTCACTCGAACCCCTAAATCATATCAAGACCTGCTATAAGGTCAGAAGGAGGACAACACCATGGCATACAAGCACGGCGCCTACGGCGAAATCACCAAGAGCAAAGCCGTGGCCGCGGCTCAGGCCGACACCGTACTGGTCTACGTCGGCACCGCCCCGGTCCACCTGATCTCTGGGTATTCCGCCGCCGGCATCATCAACACCCCGGTCCGTCTCCGGAACATGGACGAGGCGAGAGCCACGTTCGGCTACCTCGACGACTGGGACAGCTACACCCTCTGCGAAGCCTTCGCGGAGCACTTCAACAACTCCGTCGCGAACAGCGGCCCGATCTACGTGATCAACGTGCTGGATCCCGACACGCACAAGGACACGCAGGTCACGCTGAGCAATCAGGACCTCTCTGACGGTCCCGTGAAGATCAGCAACGGCCACAACGTGATCCTCGACACCGTCGGCGTGACCGGCAAGGTGAAGGGCACCAACTTCGACGTCTCCTACGACGCCGAGGAGGACGTGGTCATCGTCACCCCGATCACGACCCTGACCGCGACCGAGACGATCACCTACTACCCGATCAAGGTCTCCCTCGTGACCAGCACGACCATCATCGGCGCGGTCAACGCGGACGGCACCTCGACCGGCCTCGCTGCGATCAAGCAGCTCTACCCCAAGTACAACGCGGTCCCGAACCTGATCGCCGTCCCCGGCTGGTCCGACACCCCTGCGGTCTACACCGCGATGGTCGCCGCGTCTCAGAAGATCAACGGCCACTGGGAGGCCTTCGTCATCGCGGACATCCCCGCGAACTCGACGGTCGACACCATCGCGAAGGCGAAAGCGTGGCAGACGACCAACGGCTACACCAGCGAGCGCTCGAAGGTCTGCTGGCCCAAGAAGATCGACGGCTCCGGGAAGGTCTACCACCTCTCCACCACCTGCGCGGCGACCATGCTGCGCGTCGATCTGAGCCACGAGTCCGTCCCGATGGAGAGCCCCTCCAACAAGGAGATCATGGCGACCGGTCAGTACTTCGGCGCCGGCGTGAGCAACCCCGGCTACGATCAGGTCGAGGTCAACGACCTGAACGAGGTCGGCATCACCTCGCTCTGCTTCTGGGACGGCCGCTGGGTGCTCTGGGGGCCTCATACTGCTGCCTATAAGTTCGGCACCAGCATGGATCCCCGCGGCATCTTCGACGTCAACTTCAGGATGCTCGAGTTCATCACCAACGGCTTCCAGCGCCGTCACGGCGTGGAGATCGACGGCCCGATGACCCTCGGCCTGAAGGACAGCATCATCAACGCAGAACAGGAGGAGCTCGATCGTCTCGTCGGTCTGGGCGCCATCATCGGGGATCCGACCGTGGAGTTCCTCGAGAGCGCGAACAGCACCAACGACATCATGCAGGGCGATTTTGTGTTCGACATCCAGTTCACGAACACGCCGCCCTTCAAGAGCGGCACCGCTCGCGTCTGCTATACCGACGACGGCTTCGCCGCCTATTTTGGAGGTGAATAATCATGGCATGGATGGACATTAAAGGCGCGGTAGTCGCCGACACCGTTTACGTCGACGGAGCCCTCACGGCGAAAGACGTCAGCTTCACCCTGCCCGGCCTCAGCTTCCTGAGCGCCGACGTGCAGGCCCTCGGCAACATGAGCGTCCCGCTGATCGGGCTGCTCGAAAATATGCAGGCCTCGATCACCAAGGTCGGCCTCGACATGGGCTTCAGCAAGATGAACCGGCTGGTCAAGCACACCATCGAGTTCCGCTGGGTCCAGAGCGTCGTCAAGAGCGACGGCAGCGTCACGCAGGAAGGCTGCAAGGCCTTCATCAGGACCATGCCCGCCTCCACCCCGGACCTCGGCGTGGAGATCGGCAGCGCGTCCGAAATGGAGAGCACCTACAACGTGAGCCGTATGCAGATCTTCTGCAACGGCGCCGAGGTGCTCTGCGTCGACCGCCTCGCCCCGACCCTGAAGATCAACGGCGTCGACTACTACAAGCAGATCAGCAGCCTGCTCTAATGGCGGGCACCAACTACGGGAGCCCCGGCCGTCTCGTCGGTCGGGGCTTTTCGTGCAATTAAAGAAAAGGAGACAAGACCATGAACAGCATCAAACTGAAGAACCCGATCACCATCAACGGCAAGCAGGTCAAAGAGCTGACCTACGACACCAACGCGATCACGGCCATCGGCTTCGTCGAAGCTGAGGCCAAGCGCAAGACGGCAGCCGGCCGCAGCGTGAACATCACGCCCGCGGTCGAGTTCGACTTCGGCCTTCACCTCTATCTCGGCTTCGCTGCGATCATCGCAGTCAACCCCGAGATCGACTGGTCGGATCTCGAGCGTCTGCACGGCGCCGACGTCGTGGAGGTCACGGGGATCGGCAGAAATTTTATTCTGAAATCGGAGGACGAGGAGTCACAGGCAAGCGAGTCCGCAGAGCCCTCCGTGACTACGCCCGCGTCTACCACACCGGCGTCACAGAGCTCGAAAGAAAAAGCCTGATCGACTTCCTTGTGGAATACGCGGAAGCCGCTGAACAGCTCAGCGAGGAGCAGGAGCGGCAAAAGCAAAAGCAAGGGAACAAGCCGCGGCTCTATAAGCCGCAGAAAAGGAGGTGATCGCATTGTCTAAACAGCTTGAGGCCGTCGTGAGCATCGCGGGCAGTCTCAGCCCGAGCCTCGAAAAGTCAATCAAGAGCGCGACCGATAAGCTCGGCGGCCTGAACGTCAAAGCGATCGCCATCGGCGCGGCCGTCGGGGCCGGCGTCGTCGCCATCGGCAAGGCCGTTTTCGAGGCCGGCGAGTATCTCGCAGACCTCGGCGGCAAGTTCGACGAGGTCGAGGACACCATCCGGATCGGCACGGGCGCCACCGGCGAAGCGCTGGACGAGCTGCTCGACAGCTTCGACACCGTCTACTCCTCCGTCCCGACGACGATGGAGGACGCATCCAAAGCGATCGCAGACTACAACACCAGACTCGGCCTCACCGGCAAGGGCCTCGAGGACATCAGCATCCAAGCCATCCAAGTCGCCGATATGCTCGGCGAGGATCTCGGCACCGTGATCGAGTCCTCCTCGAAGGCCTTCCAAAACTGGGACATCGAGGCCGAAAACATGGGCGACGCCATGGACTACATCTTCAAGGTGAGCCAGAGCACCGGCGTCGGCTTCTCCGACCTCATGGGCCAGCTGCAAAGCTCCGGAGCCATCCTGCAGGAGTGCGGGTACAGCTTCGAGGACGCGGCGACGCTCCTCGGGCAGGTCGAGAAGGCCGGCTACGACTCCGGCACGGTCCTGACGTCCCTGCAAAAGGCAGCCAAGAAGGCAGCCGCCGACGGCTTCGACAACCTGAGCGAAGGCATCGACACATACATCGACCAGATCCTCAACGCGAGCGACTCCACCGAGGCCTACAACCTCGCCTGCGAGATCTTCGGATCCAAAGGCGCGGCCACCATGATCGAGGCCATCGAGTCCGGGGCGCTATCCCTCGAGGATCTCGAGGCAGAGCTGAAGGCGTCCACCGAGACGATCAACGGCGCCGCGGAGGACACCTACGACTTCGCGGAAATGCTGCAGCTACTCAAGCAGAAGGGCGAGGTCGCCCTGAAACCTCTCGCGAACGCCGTGTTCAAGATGATCAATGATCTCATGCCGGTCCTGAGCAAAGCGATGGACGGCCTGATCCCGATCATCGAGCGCATGACGGAGAAACTGGTCCCGATCGTCGAGCAGATCGTCCCGAGCATCATGCCCCTCCTCGAGGAGCTGCTGCCGGAGGTCCTCGACATGGCGGCGGCCATCGCAGAGGAACTGATCCCCCCGATCATTGAGATCATGACCTCGATCCTGCCCGTGCTCGTGCAGCTGATCCAGATGCTCACCCCGATCCTGAAGGTCATCATCACGAACATCATGCCGGTCATCGTCAAGCTGGTCCAGAAGCTCATGCCGGTCCTCCTGCAGATCATCAGCGCGGTCCTACCCGTCATCACGAAGCTGCTCGAGACCCTGCTGCCTATCATCGGCCAGATCATCGACGCCATCCTGCCGGTCGTGATCAGCCTTCTGGAAATGCTCCTCCCGATCATCACCATGATCGTCGAGAAGGTCCTCCCGATCGTGGTCCGGCTGCTCGAGACGTTCCTGCCTATCATCGCCGAGCTCTGCGACGCGATCCTCCCGGTCATAGTCGAGCTCCTCGAGGCGCTCATGCCTCTGCTCGAGCCGATCATCGAGATCCTGAGCTTCCTGATCGAGAACGTCCTGAACGTGCTGGCCCCGGTCCTCGAATGGATCGCCAAGACCATCGGCAAGGTCCTCGTCGCCGCGATCCGCGTCCTCGTGAAGGTCATCAAGGGCATCGTGAAGGCCATCCAGAGCGTGATCAACTGGTTCAAGGACTTCGGAAAGAACGCGAAGGAGATCTTCACAAAGGCATGGGAGACCATCAAGGGCGTCTGGTCGGCCGTCTCCGACTGGTTCAAGTCGAACGTGATCGACCCGATCGTGAACTTCTTCACGGGGCTCTGGGATGGCATCAAAAACGCAGCGCAGGCCGCGTGGGACTTCATCAAGGGAGTCTGGGAGGCGGTCGCGAACTGGTTCGACACCAACATCATCCAGCCGGTCGTCGGCTTCTTCACGGACCTCTGGGACACCGTGAGCGGCGCCGCGTCGGCAGCGTGGGACGCCATCGTCTCCGTCTGGGAGACCGTCTCCGGATGGTTCGACAAGAACATCATCCAGCCCGTCGCGGGCTTCTTCTCCGGCCTCTGGGACGGCATAAAGAAGGCGGCCTCGACGGCGTGGGAAGGCATCAAGAAGGCGTGGAACGCTGCGAGCGACTGGTTCAACACGAAGATCGTGCAGCCGATCGCCAACTTCTTCTCCGGCCTCTGGGACGGGATCAAGACGGCAGCGTCGAACGCATGGACGGCCGTGAAGAACGCATGGAACACGGCCGGCAACTGGTTCAGCACGAACATCACCGAACCGGTCAAGAACTTCTTCAGCAATACGTGGGAGAACATCAAGACCGGAGCATCT